TGAATAATATAATTGGCATCTGCACATTCAATCTGAGCATGTTGTAGCCTCAAAGCCAATTGTTCTGTAAACTCTTCCCTTTTATTACTAATCTTCTGAGTAGTTGTATTATCGGATTTATCGTAGCCCCAGCTTCCATCAAGCATAGAACTAAAACTTTGGGTACTCAATACCCAAACAGCCCAAGCTCTTCTTACTTCATCAAATAACTGTGGTTTATTATAAATAATCCAAGCATTGTCATGCTCTTCTCTACTATGTAATGTTGTCCTCACTAAGGAACTAAGATCATGAAATCTATTTTTACATACTCTGTAAAAGTTTATCAATTCCTTATTTGTATCATTAACTACTTCCACTTTACTAGGTGGTTTGGCAAAGAAGATCGCCGCCCCACCTAGAAAGGGCTCACAGTAAAGGGTATGTTCCGGCAAAAAAGAAAGAACTGTCTTGGCTAACTTTTGTTTACCCCCATAATAGCTTATGGGAGTTCTTAAATTGAATTGCTTTTTCATATTCATTGGGGTGCCTATTCCCCAGTGAATAATTAAATATTTCCTTTTTATTACAAATGGTAATTGACGTACACCCCAGTTATAGTAAAGGATGGCGTTGTACCGCCTAACGTATAGTTTAATCGCCATGTTCTCGGTAGCGTTCCATTTATCTGAACTGTTTGCGTTGCACCCGTTGTAAGTGCCGCCGGAGTTGCACCCGCAGTTGAAAAGTTCGTAGGGTAAACTTGAAATACAATAGTGTTTCCCGTAGTTGTAACTGCACCAGATGCCGGGCCATAGTTAAGCCAGGTTGTACCTGCGTCTGGCGAAAACTGTATGGTTGCTGACATTGTGGGAGAGGTACCTGTAACGGTTCCACATAAAACGGTAATGGTTGCCCCTTTTGCGTCAAAGTTTGTTTGGGTAACACCTGTAAATGAAACTGTTTTAGCACCTGCATCAGTTGTTGTGGTGTTATAGTTACCATAGTTACGATCCCATGTTGAACCGTTATAAAAGTGGCTAAAATCACGCACTGCTGTAGTTGTTGGGTTAGCGGTTGCATCAGCATCGGCAGCGGATGCAGCAAACTGTGCAAGGGTTGTAACGTTTACAGCAGGTGTACCAGCGACACCTACCGTTGATTGAGACCCATTGAGTTTCAACGATTGCCCGAATCTTGCAGCAACACCTTGTACCGTCAAAACAGTACCAGTTGTTGTAACCTGAAATCTCACCCATTTATGAATTGGGTTTATAATTGAATAGGTTCCTGCTGCTGATATGGTTTGTGTTGCTGTTTGGTTGGCAGAGTTGTCCGATAACACGTTGATACTTTGAATATCCGTTCCCGTTGGATCATCAGTACCCTGGGCCGTTACCACGGTTGTAGTTGCAGCTGAAATTCTTATACCCAATTCTGACATACCTGAAACGTCAATCCATCCTGTAATTGTTTGACCGGATGTAATACCAGGTGTATATGGTAATTTGATTGCCGCATTAGCAACCCCAAATGGTTCAAGATATACCCATACCGTACCACTGGTATAAGATGAAACCCTCGCCCGGATATATAGTGCAGATGTAGGAACTTGAATTCTATATAAGCCAGCTGTTGTAGTCGTACTGACTGGCCCAGTCGTATTTGGCAAACCAATAAGAGGCGTTCCATTTACTGCCGTCCATGTGCTGTTATCTGGTGAAGTTTCAAACACTACGGTTGCGGTAAATGCAGAAGTAACAGCGGGAGCGTTATCAATGGTCATATAATAAAAACCACCGCCTTGTACCGTCCATTGTACTGATGAAGTAGATGTAATTGATTGCTGTACCGGGTTTGCAATAATCATAGCCGGTGTAATGGTTTGTGCAGCGGTCAAATTCATTACCGTTGCATTTACATTTGGAGAAGCTAATGTTACAGTAAATGCCGTGTTTGTTATAGTCGCAGATAAAGGAACCCCCGATGCATTTGAAACAGGTTGAACTGCCGGGAAATTACCAACACTAAGAGTTCCACTAACAGGCTGTACAGATTGCCAAAATGTGCCGCTTACTGGTTGGGTAGCTTGCCAGAAAGTACCGGAAACTGGAACAGTACCATTGATACCTACGTATCCGATTGTATTTGACCCTGAAGGTAAGGCAGCAATCAAATCAGTATGTAATTGATTCAATGCAGTTAATGCCGCGCCTGTTATTTGCACCGTTGCGCTATCTGCACTTAATCCTAAATGCCATGTTCTGCCAACACTCCATGATCCGTTTTGAACAGCTTGCATTAGTAACCTTTGATTCACACTATCAGCCGCTCTGGTTGTTACTTGAACTGGCGCATTTTGACCGGAAATAACCATATTTGTTTTCTGCTTACTACTATCTCCGGGAAATACTGTAGGGAAATTATTTACCCATAAAGTAGGATATGTCTTTCTTTGAGTATTACTATCCAATGTTACTGATCCTCCTGAACTTCCAGATGAAGATGCTAATAAGGCTCCTATTAATAACTTATAATTATTGTAATCAGTAGCAAAAACGCCAGCAACTTTAATCTTATTTGCCGGAACCGGGCTTAAACGAAGGGAACCTGCCTGAATGGACACATTTGAAGAACTGACATAATTAACAATAAATTGGAGTGGGTCGATAAGCAGACTCGAATTAGTATTCAATTTAAGTTCTACGTATGGCCCAACCTTATTAATCATAAAGCTGTCAATTCTCTGTGCTTTGAGCGATGATGTTACAGACATTATAAACAATGCCAATAATAATTTTTTCATGTTCTTGAATTTGAAGGGTTTACTCATTATACTTAGTGGTGGAAATAATTATTTCTTTTTGGGTTTATCAACTATCTCCTTTGGTTTATCAGCTGGTTGTTCGACAATTCTTGCATTTTTTTGTAAAAAATCTAGCAACTCTTTAGTAATTATTTTGCTATCAATATTTTGATCAATCTTAAATAGTAATAATTTGAAATCATTTAGAGTTATAGTTATTGCTATAGCTGTGTCTTTTACAATCGGCTTACTTGTGTCCTTTGATTGCGCAAAAGAGAAAAAGGAACTAATTAAAAAAGTAGTTAGGATAATTATTTTTTTCATGGTTGTTGGTTATTTGGTTATTGATTGTTTTTTAAGAATTTCTATTACTGCTTCCAAGGATTCTACCTTTTCAGCAAGCTCTTTTATAGCATTTACCATTGTTACATATATACCGTCTGTTTCCAGTCCTAATAGGTCGCTATCTTTATTTAGCTTACGAACCATATCGGGCATAACCTGTAAAACTTCCTGTGCAATGAAGCCATATTTCAATGTGGAGTGTGTACTATCTGAATTATAGTAGAATGATTTAGGTTGCAGTTTCAATACTTCTGCAAGTCCATATTTTAAATCAATTATACCGTTCTTTAATCGTCGGTCTGATGGGTTCGTGTTGGTGAGAATTGAACCATTGCTATAAACGGTTCCTGTTCCTAAATAAGATATTTTTAATTGTTGAGTTTGAATATACAATTCAGAATTTCCTGAACCACTGGCAATATCTTGAATTGACGATGAATAGTTGTTCGTAAAATTCCAAAAGTTGATACTGTTACCACCGTTCTTCATGTCAATACTATAAAAAGCAGAACCAGCAGTATTAGCTATTATGTATGGTAATGTCAAACTACCAGCAAGACTACCAATCCCCGATGTTCCATCAAATGATACAGTTCCAGTACCAGAATGATTATACAAATACATTGCTCCATCGCCTGCGCCATTTCTATAAAATCCACCAAGCGTAACGCCTGAACCATTTAAGGCTTGAAAAATCCAAGAACTATTACTTGATTGATTAGATTGTAAATTGGCAGAAAAAGTAGAAGCTTGTACACTATTAATGGTTAATGCGTTTGTTCCATTTGTATTTACAACATAAGTGTAAGCATACGAAGTCATTGTTCCAGTACCAACTGTTGATATGTTTAACCCCTGTGAACTATTGGTATAAAATTGCCCATAAACAGTTCCATTATAAGCTACTGATAGCAATCCACCAGAACCGCCACTACTTCCATCAATATTAAATGTCTTATAGCTTCCAATTGTATATATAGAACCTATCCCGGAAGATGCTGCAAAAATTGATTGTTGTGAACTGTTAATGGTTAATGCTAAAGTTGCATTAGTTATAAAAGTCATTGTATTGGGTGTACCTGAATATGATGCACCCGTAGCAACTATATATGAAGTAAATCCGTTGTTACCCCATATAGCCCTGCCAGCAGCAGTACCACCAGATACCCTACCATCTGTTGCAGATAGTGTTAAATCACTACTAAATGTTCCTGTCGTAAACGAAGCTGCTGCTCCTGAAACCGACCCAGCAAAAGAAGCAGCGTATGTGGAATTATTAATTGCGAATGTATTAACCCAAGATGAGCCATTATAACCCCAAAATAAAAATTGTCCTACACCTGTTTGAAGTATATTATTGCTTGTAGTTCCACCACCATTACCCATTGATAAAAAAGAACCCGTTCCAACTGTATTTGAAGGTGTTCCAGTAGCATTATAGCTTAATGCTGTGACAGAATTTGAGAAAGATGTTGCTCCTGTATTAGCTATCGAAAAGAATGTAGTATAAGAACCACCGTTTGGTTTTCTTCCAATCCCAAAGAAATCCGAGCCAGTTAATACAGCATTATTTCCTCCTAAATCTAAAGCCCAAGATGGCAAACTATTTACACCTGTATTGTTAGCTATTATTGAAATACCATTATACCCTGATGAATTACCCGCATTTGTTGTAATTCTTACATTCCCGCTATTGTACCCATTTAGATAAATATTGTTATCATTTCCGTTTACACCACTTGTTAGAACTGTTGAATTGTTTGTAATTCCTGCCGCAGTAAACGAATACGTTGTACTTGTATTTCCTGTCGTATTATCAAACCTTAATACTTCAGTTGTAGGCGTATTAGTTCCGCTACCAACTAAAATAGAAGTGATATTTGCGCCAATATAATTGGTTACAAAAGCCGCATTTCCATTACCGCTTGATATTAAACTTATTCCCGGAATGTTACCCTGTGATTGTATCTGTAATTGCTTAGTATTTGTATAGGAACTATTGAAAATTCCTATTGTTCCGGATAGGCTACCTGTAAGCGTTCCACCCGTCAACGCTAAATACTTACCCGTAAAAGCCGCATCCCCCGCCAAAGAAGCAAGAGAAGTGTAACCCGTTCCCCCCTCACCTTGCAGTATTAGTGTTGTCTTTCGGAGATAATTAGAAAATGCATTTGCAGTATCAGAAATCTTTAACCTATTACTTAATGCATAAGCCGTATCTGTCTTTCGTAGCAGATTACTTAACATTGAAGCGGTATCATAATACTTTACAGCTGCCTGAAAATGCACATAGGGAGATAGCATTGTTGCCGTATCAGACTTACGCAGATGATTCACAAACGCATTGGCTGTATCTGAAATCTTCAGTCTATTACTCAATGCATAAGCCGTATCTGTCTTTCGCAACAGATTACCTAACATACTGGCCGTATCAGTATATTTCACCACCCATCCATAACGGGCATAATTCCCTAATAAGAAACTCGTATCTGAAATCTTAAACCGATTGGCAAGCATACTGGCCGTATCACCATACTTTACCCTTTGGTTAAATCGAGGTTGAAGGGTAGTGGTATCGAAAAGCGCACCTGATAAAAAAGATGGTATATGATTTAATACATACTTTTTAATAGCCGCTGCGCTTGAAATATCCCGATCGGTTACACTTGCCAAAGAAGTATCTATGGTAATACTCTTTACCCATTTACCATTGATATATAGGCTATCATTTGCCTTTACTTTTTTAGCCTCAATCACAGTAGACTGAGCGTTTCCTTGTGTAAGGAAAAAGAGGGCTAAAACTGCGCTTAAAATCCGTGCTTTCATCGTTTAAGTATTATTATTATCGTATTACCCGTTATGCCTCCGAAGTATAATGTTCCGGCTGCATAGAAGGACACTTTTTTATCATAAATCAGTTCTCCTGTAAATTGCTCTCCGTTGATTATATCGTTCCCACCTAAAGTCTTTCCTACAGTCAGGGTAATGTTTGTTGGTTCCACCACCCAAAAAGTTTCAACAATGGTACCAGCGGGAACAGCCCAGCTTGCGGTACCAGGAGCCAGAACTACTTTATTATTCAAAGCAGCTAACTGATCAGTATTTGCTTTAGCTGTTAAAGCATCTGTTAAGCCATCTATGTTTGATATTTCCAAAGATGCGTCCAGATGAAAAAAACTATCGAGCCAATCCCAAAACTGCTGCTGGGTTGGATAATCGTTTGTTTCAAACCATCCTTTAAGCGTATCAATAGATTGCTTCGCCATTTTTATATTTTAACGATATAAAGCATCACAATAGAATCTGGCAGGTAAGCTTGTCCTCCCCCTGCATTGGTTAATGTGGTGTTTACATCATTGGTTCCAAAACTTGCATCAGCAGGTGCGCCACCAACTACATCAACATCCAATACGGTAACACCATTATCTGTTCCCCCCTTCTTAATCATTTTCCCTCTTACTTGAAGTGCCATAGAAGCGGGTAAATTAGTTTGAGCTATAGTGGAACTACCTCTTTCTGATCCCACTTCACTTACCAATCCTGCGATATTATTCCAGTCATAACCCAATGGAAGCTTATCAGCCATATTTACGGTACCGTTCTGTCCGTTGCATACTTTCCAGCCTGCTCTTTCTCCTATGCCTAATCCGGTACCATCAAAATTTGCAACGATATAAGCCATCGTCTGCTGCAAAAGCTTTACATCACCGGAGAGCCACATATTTTGAAGTGTGCTTAATCTCACCAAATCAGAAAAAGGAAATGTTGCCGGAGCCCCGCAGGTAGCTACCTTTTGAAATTCTACATCATGAACGGTAGTATCCTGGAATACCGGTGAATAAGTGGCTGTTTCCTGTACCACAACTCCGGCACTTAAAGGGCCACCCAAAAACTTTATCAATTCACCATTATAGGATATCCAGCCATCACTAATATTTGCCCCTACAATTACCATCCCTGATACAATTACTTTATTGCCACACAATGCAGCGATTGCAGCAAGAGGCTCACTATAAGCAGTCTGCATAAAATCAAAACTCTGCTCATCCATTGGATTGCCGCCGAGGTTACTAAAGTCAATTCTATTCATCGTTAACCGATTTGAATTTTAAACTGTTTGGAAGGGAGTTTATAGGTTTGTACCAAAGAGGTCATTTCATTAAAATTGAAGACTACATCAATTGGCACTTTTACTATAAAATCATTTTTCATGGAACTTACCTCCCCTCTTGTATAAACATAAACAGGTTCGTTTTCGCCCATATTGTAAATGGTAACGGGCTTTAACTCTGTCCTTTTAAAAAAGTAAATTGGCTCCTGATCTATTGCATCAACAATCGTTATTCTCCTTTCTACATAATCATAGCGATCATTCAACAACTTTTGTAAATACACCACCTGTGGAGTAATGGCCAGTTCGTATAATTTTTGTGTACGAAACAGTAATAAGTCCTGATACACATATACTACTGGACTAATGATAATTCCGAGCCATGCTACCAATATTGGATTGCGTAAAAAAATGGGGGTAAGCCATATTTTTAGCTTCGAATAAATAATATTGTAGATCGCATTATTCACTGTATGGTATAAAGTTTATTATCAGATCAGTTGCCGGAACGATAAACCGCAGGTAACCACTATCAGGAACATAATACACAGCAAACGAAGTATACGGTAAAATACCGTATTGGCTTTGCGAGTTAGTTATATCGATCAGTTCGACCCCATCAACAGACTCCAATTGATTTTGTAAATTCTCTAGTGCAAAAACTCCATTGAATGGCAAATTTTTTAAATAAGTTTCGATACAGCTTTGTACAGGTGTATCATTGGTTCCATCAAGCCTGTTTCCATTGTCATTTAATACAAGCGCATTGTAATAAATATCCATTGTCAGTTTAAGACCGTCAGCTGCTCCCGAAGTAATCAGCAATTTTACTCCTGCATCTTTAATCAGGTTCATGTAAGCAGTAAAAGCTGTCAGCTGTGGCGCAGACAATGCTGCTAAATCGCCAGCAACTGTTGTAGCTACCTTAATACGCAAAACCAACCCGGTAAGGGTCTGTTGTTCTTTTACAGAAACATAGCTAATGATTTGGCTGGCTGCTATATCTGCATCGGTAAGGCCTGTATTATCGTAGGTGTCACTATCGGAAGGCAGATCATATCCGTATTGGAAAGCCAAAGCTTTTGCCCCATACCAACTATTCCTATGTGGTTTAAGAGTGGCAATAGTGTTGTTCACATCACTTTTAAAGATATCCTGTAGATTCTCGATTGTCCATTGACAAACGGCCACCACATAGCACAATAAACGCCATATAGACACCTTACTTGTGCTTGTGAGTAAAGGCCCCAGGGTAGGATCAGCCTGAACCTGGGCAATTAAAGCGTTATTTATATCGGTGATTGATCGTGCCATTAGTTTACAATAAATGAGTTTTGAATTTGCATAAATCCGATACCTCCCAATGGCAAATCAATATCCCTGATCCCTGTTGCGGGATGCACTTTCTGAAGTATCAACACTACCAGTTTTAATGGGTTAACTGGCAATGGAGAATAGTAGGTTCCACCCACTGTTAAATCGCTTGTCGGGGAAACCTGGTTCAGGATAGCCAAATCGAATAAACGGCCCAAATCCCCTGTTTCCTGAATAGTCAAATCCAGTAAAGTCTGCAACAACATTGCCTGAACCGGATTCTTAGTAACCTGTACGGGAGGCACCTGTGTACTTGGCATCACCTGTCGGGGGGCTGTATAGTCCGGAATTGTCAATAAAGCCCCAACAGCAGGCTCATCAGTTATGCCTATGCCATTAGCGATTGCAAGTGCAAATAGCCCCTCTACGGTGCTGTATTCGCTTTCAGAGATATCTGTCAGCACTTGATTGGTTAATATGGGCTTAGTAGCTGGCATCTATGGTTAAATTCGTTCCGTCATAATTAAGGGCCGTAATGGTCATTCCGTCTTGTGTAAACTGGCTACGGATTTCTCTCATCATAAGGGCGGGATCTTCCCCTTCCAGGAATTCGTCTATTCCTACCCCCACAGTTGGAAACTGCTTGAAGCTTCCTTTAGAAGAAAGTAACAACAGCTCCTGATGTTGTTCATCACTTCTACCGACAACAAAATCACCATTGGCGATCTGTAAATCAAGGTTGCTATCTAAGAGTAAGTCCTGCATTATTGTATTGTTCCTGTTATACTATTTCCTGTTACTGCTGTACTTCCTGCTGTTAATCCTGTACCTGGTACATGCAATTCGCCATGAGCCTTAATGTGATTGATTATTTCTGTGGCTACAGCCGTCCAAAATGCTTGTCTGTATGCAGCCATAGCAACCGGATCAGTGATATCTATTGCCGAATCATTAAACGATTCACTGGCTGTGTAGATAGCCGCTCCTAAATCAGATGCATTAAGTGCCATTTAAAATATTTTTAAACATGGTTTTAGCCTGTTCCAATTTCACTACATCAACGTTGCGACCCTGTAGCACGATAATGTTTTCGACAGCCTGAATAAATAAACTCATCGCAGACCATAGATCATCGCTCCCTTTTTTGATCACATGGCCACTATTGGTTACCTCATAGCTTACCGATCCGATCACTAATCTGTATTTATCATACGATCCGGCTGCTATTAACATCCACTGATCATCATCCTCTATCCTGACCGCTAATGCCCAGCTTCCAACCGTAGGAAAAAGGGTAATAGATTCGTTATCATCCAATACAGGTCGAAGCCTTACATCCGGTGTTTGAACTCCCTGATCATCTACCAGGACACATGTAAAAGAACTATCATCAACACTAAGGGTAGTGGCAATAAGAGTAGGTTTAGGGCCACCCTTATTCACCCATTCACGCAATGCCGATCTTATCTCTTCTTCTCTACCCATATCAAACTGTTATTCCGATATCTAATATTTGACGGCCACCGGAAGGGCCAAAACTTCCATCAATTCCTTCAATCACATAACTGCCTGTTCTTTCATTGTACTGTGGATCAGTGATCCGGCTTACTCCATTTAATGAGACCACTGGTTCCAGGAGGGTGGTGATCTTTCCGGTGTAACCCTTATTATTTTTAGTCAGCTGCAAATCTGACTGAAGCTTTTTTGCATAGGCAGAAGATGCGCTAATACCCCATAATTTCATTCGCTTCGTATCCGATACATTCGCAGTAGATGAATGATTAAACCCACCCGCCTTAGAAGATGAGGATAATTGAATATTTACCTGTGATCCTTCCCGCTCGGTATCAAATACCAACTGACTGTCCTTGATTACATTCCAGTTTAAACGATGCTGTACAGGAGTGGCATTCTTGTAGTAATTCTGATCGTAACCATTGAAATATCGCAACCCTACATACAACTCCTGAAAGTTGAAATAAACCGTTTGCAGCATCTTCTCTTTAAACCATTCCAAAACCTGAACTCCGGAGGCATTTTCAAATTTTGCCTGCTCCACTATTACATCCGGAATACTATTAGATAAGGTTATTCCGGTACCCTTTACCAGATCACCCAAGATTGTTTTCATGGGAGTATTAACATAGGTTCGATTAACCCGGACATTATTGAGCAGATAACTGTATCCTTCGCACTCGATAGTTAAAGGGATATTCCAGTCAATCCTTTTGATAAACCCTTTGAATTGAAGGTTATTATTACCATCATAACCACATTCGATAGTAACTGCATTGCCTGGCTTGAATTGTAATCCGGTAGGAACGATGTTACCATCATTTACATCTCCGGGTTTTATAAGCCTCGATTTAGCAGGTAGCACTATTTTAGCACTGTCTGCGTAGTTATCCATTTTCCTACTCCATGTGCATGAGTGGCATTTGAAAGGATTAAACCCTTGAATGGTAATATTTCCTGTCATTACAAAACTCATGATCCAGTATAGATTAATGTGAATATGTTATCACTGGCAAGTTTCATAGTAAATGGCCGTACATGCTTTTTTCCACCACGTACTTCAGGTAAATCAAATGACTCAATTACCACCTTGGTATCCTTATCGAAAAAAATATCGGTAAGGGCGTTTGATAACCGTAGGCTGTTTCCACTTTCATGAAAGGATTTAAGTTTCTCTAAATCACTTGTAGGAAAGAATCTATTTTCCTTATCGATAAAAAAACCATTGATTGTGATATCATAATCATCTATTGAATAGAGTTCTTTTACGCTTCCAACCCTTTCATTTAGATTGGTCTTAACCCATTGGCTTTTGCCCATTACACGAATAACAGTATAGGGCAGATAAAATTCATTAAAGGCATTGTCAAAGAGCGTTGTAGGAAGCCATATTTCAACTCCCAAATAAGTATCCTGATAAATTGATCCTTTGCTTGTTACCTGTGGTGTATTCGTATTCTTCTGGTTAATTTGATAACCACCCATCGGGTAGTTATAATCTTCTGGAACAATACTGATCGAATCACCCTTTATTTCTTTAGGTGTTACTTTTTGAACTACATACGGTCTGCTACCAAATGTCTTTTGGTATAAATCAGCCAGTTCAAATACAACACTACTCATCGTTAATTCTGCATTTTAGCACCACTATATAACAGACGCAGCAACATCTCTTCCAGCTTAGGTTCCATTTCTTTAAACCCTTCCGTGGCAGATGCACTATGTATTTCTAACTTCTCAATGAACTTTACTCCATTAATATTGATAATTCTCGGGCCACCGCTTGTAATACCTCCTACAACTCCTCCATCATCAGCATTTGATAAACCGGAACCCTTTTTTTGAGCAGCTGTCATGCTATCAATACCCATGTATTGATTGATTTGATTGCCTAAAACTTCCTTTGTTTTATTGATACTTTTTATCGTTGGAGAGAGCGCATTAATCTGATCTACCGCCTTATTTTGCAGTTTAATCGCATTTTGAATATCATACAACAAATCCTCTTCTAAAGAACCCTTTATACCTACTGTTGCGCCAGTTGTACTGTTTGTACTATTCTTATAATAAGATTGCACCTGACCCGATTTCACTTTATCCTGTAAATATCGAATAGCAGCAATCTGTTTTTGTCCAGGACTCATTGAAGTATCCTGCGCTATTTCAGGTATCTGTCCTATATAGTTCCAAATATTGCCAAAGGAATCAGCCTCTAACTTTTTAGCATTAGCATATTGTGAAAGCACTCCCGCATTAGTCTTGTCAAAACTTTCAATGAAAATTTTATTTTTCAATGCAGTGGTAACATTATCAATATTGGTAGCCAGTTTTCCATAAGCGATATGTTGCTCATCTATCCCTTTAACAATATTGGGGTTGATTTGCTCGAGTTCACGAAATAACTGTAACTGCCTGTCATGAGAAGTATTGGAAGAAGTTAATTCCGCTTGTAATGCCCTTATTTTCAGAATCTGATCACCCAGCTTCTTCTCAAGTGGAATTTCAACAAAATGTTTAGTCCAGGTAACTAAGTCAATCATTAATCCCACTACAGACATGTAACCCATCTGCATTCTTTCACCTAATGCTATTTTTAAACTGGCTATCCGGCCTTCTAACATTTGCGTTTTACCAGCACTTGTTTCTGCCATTTTACCCAGCATATCATGAAAGCGGCCACCCGGGCCGGTAGCGGCCTCAAATGCCTTTTGAACCATAGTGGCACTAATTGCCCCTTTCTTCATTTCTTCCCTCACTTGTGCCATGCTCTTACCCGTCATCTCGCTGATCTGCATCAAAGGATTAAATCCGGCATTGATAAACTGCCTTACTTCTTTTCCTGTAATACGTCCGGTTGCTGTAACCTCAGAGAAAGCAAGTGTTAAGTGCTGCAAACGGTTTGCATCACCCATACTTACATCACCTAACATCCGTAAATCCTTAGTGATATCAGCAGCTTTCACACCAAATCCAAGCATGGTTTGGGCGTTCTTATAGACTGCTGGCCCCATGATCGTATTTTCCTTCAACCCTCTCAGATCATCGGCTAATTGGCCTCCTATTCCATTATTTCCTGTGAGAACCTGGTAACTCTGCCTTTGTGCGCCAAATTGATTAGCTGCCTCAATACTACTTTTTACAAATCCGAAAGCCTGTGAAGCACCAAAAGTCAAACCAGCAGCAATTGCGAGACCCTTAAGGGTACCTCCAATGCCACTGCTGAATAAACCACCACCCTTACCATCCATTTGGCTGATTTCTCTTTTTAGTGATTTGGCCTCCTGGGTGAGTTGTTTGAATTCATCTTTTAACCGTGTTCCTGCTCTTGAAAATTCAACGTCCTTTAACCTTGCTTTAAGCCCGTCCAAACTGGTAGCAAACTCCTTACTACTTTTCGTAGCACTTCCAAAAGACTGTTTGGCAGTATTAGCCATCTTTACGAGGCCACTGCTCATCATATCTTTCATCTGTACGTAAAATTCTAGGATGTCGCTCATGGTTGATTATTCTGAAGTATTCTATTAACCAGATTAGAAGTATCTCCGTCCTGTTCGAGTTTTCTTATTTTCAAAAGGTGAGATAGCTTCACTGCCAGGGCATAGTCACTCAGTTGCGATGCATCCAACCCCGGCAGGTAGTATTCAATCATCGTTTCAAAAAAGCCGAAGAGATCGTCTTCGGCTATTTTCGATGCACCGCTTATCTTTTTAGGAAGGACGCTTTTTTGCCTTCCAGAATTTTATTGAATTTCATGGCTGCGGGAATAAAGTATTCATCATCATCCATGATGCAGATATCGCCTTCCACCCAGCATTCACGCATACAAGCTTCCAAAAACACATACAACCCTTCGTCTTCAATTTTGGTACTTGCGAAACTTAGGATATGACGATCGATCGGTTTCATGATACCCAGCTTTTCGATACTTCCATCATCAGCGATGATAGGCAGGTACCATAAGCCTTTGTATTTATTGCTCCAACCTAATACTGTATCCTTAGTGAATCGTTCAAATGCGAGTTCTTCGCATTTATCTCTCAATTCCTTTTCTTTAGTAATGCGGTCATTCTCCCGCATCGTCTTTAGTGTAGCTTTGTTGTTGTTGTTATTTTGTATCATAATAGTGGTTTAAACTGGTATTAAACGAGTACTGTTTTGAGTGATTTGAATGGAAGCGTTACCTCGAACATCTTTGCATTTTGCTCACCTGATATTTTATAGCTTCCGATTTTTACCATTTTAGCCGAAATAGTCTTATTAGGACTAGCATCAGTCAATTTAAAGTTGCAGGTGATATTAATTGCCGCATAAGGAACCTCGGTGATATCCTCATAACCCGCCCTTACCGCAGCTGCATTGAGCAAATCCAGTTCATATTTCAGTAACTTAATGGAACCCGGATAAGATTTATTGCCACTTGTAATATCGAGAGGCTCATCACCTGCACCGTAGATATATTCATCATCAATAGTCTTTTCAAATTCAAAACCCCGGATACCAATAATGGTGCGTCCTAGCATTTTGATACTTGTTTGTGACCATGCACATTCAGTAGTAGAGAATCCCATATAGTTCTTTTAAGGTTATTGATTATTAGTATTAAGCATTCAATCCAATAGTGATACTGATATAGCTAGTATATCCTTTTGGTTGTATGCCTAACTTCAGACTTAACTGGCTGGTATTAAGAATATTTGATTTAGTGAAAGTCACTACCGGATCACCACTCATTTGCTCTGACATGGCTAAATTGATCTGTTGTGAGATTGTATCCTGTAAGTGTAACAGATCAATATCAGTGATGTTGCCATTATCGTCAACATCCACATCGTTTTCAATTTGTTCCGTGAAGGTGGCAGCAGCTATTACCGCAGCTTTGTCCAGGACACAACCGTATGCCCATAGACGCTGATCATCTATACTGGCCATGTGATCAATACCAAAGTAGATACCCGCTTTTTGAGGATGTACCATGAAACTGATATATCCTTTATCATGCAATGCTTCCAGATTGGCCATTGCAAGGATATTTTTCGAACCGATATATGCGTTGGTTAAAGCAAGAGGGCCATTGAGTACTTTACCGACTTTAATATGGGCACCGTATTTGGCTTTTCTTCCTAGTGCTGTGCCTATGGAAGCTGATCCATCATTAACCGAGCCACCCAAAACAATACCCGCTGCGCCGTTGGTAAGTGTAGAAGGTGATAAGATTACATTACTTGCTTCATTAGCCAGCAATACCCGGCCTTCAATGATCACACGAAGGAAGTTGTTATTTGCATTTTGATTGGCTACAAGTGTACCTGCTGCTGTTACAGCGGCGGTAACATCCGAATCGATATAGTTTGCACCACCATTATAACCATTTGGAAGTATTTTAAATACACCCAGATTACGAATGGTAAAATTGGAAGCTTTTAAAAGTAAAGGGGCTGCATTTGCATTGGTATAGTCCAACATCGCAGCCATCGTAGTAGCTGCTGGCATACCGAGTAAATACAATTGCTGGTTGCCACCGATTTCAGCATAAAACTCAGAGATATGTCTGTGGAATACTGGTTCATTGGCAACGGTAAAACCCTGGTTCTCGGCATCCGTTAAGTTATTAACGATAAACACAGTTCCTTGCATCGGAGCGGTAGCTGCAATACCAATAATGCCTGTAATAGCATCAATTACAGGAATATCCAGTAACAGGTTACCTGTACCAAAACCGACACTTACTTTAGGAAAACTCATAATTATAAAGTTTGTTGCAAGGGAAGGAATTGAACCTCCGACCTTTGGGTTATGAGCCCAACGAGCTACCGCTGCTCTACCTTGCTATGATCAATTAACTATCCTTCTTAGAAGAACCTGCTTTTTTTGATTTTTGGGTGCTGTCATCTTTAGGATCAGCAGTTGTTGCCTCCCCTTCTGTTGCATCAGCTTCTTTGGCTTCGCCTTCTGTTGCATCAGCTTCTTTGGCTTCACCTTCTTCTGCATCAACATCTTCAACTTCACCATCATAAATCGGGTTGATATGAACCTCAATTTTCTTATTCACGTATTTGGCAACCCAACTTTCCGCAGCTTCCTGAGAAGGGTGGATCAACCCATCAAATGTTTGATAGCACTTTTTGAGTTGTGGATGCTGTTGAAAATAATGTCTGATGTAAGGGTGTAATATATTTTCCATAAAAATTTTTTAGGCTTTGCGAATGGTTAAAAAAACATCTTCATGATTGGCAAGTGCTGCATAGGCTTCGGAAACAATATCATCCACCTGTATTTTGCTCTTGCTTCCCAGTCCTGGGCCATCAAGGGTAGTTACCGGTGCAATACAGCCCCTCAACTCTTTTATGGCATTATTGGCCGGGTGGATCAGGATAGCTTCCCGGTTGGGTACATTCTGTACCTCAAGACAATTACCTAGGTGATCACTGATATGCTTTTCAAGGCTATAACGACCTTCGGGGATACAACTCACTGAAGATTCATTGTTATTCCAGGGCAATTCAATAGAGTGGCACTTCTGAACACCATTGACAAACAGATCACCATTGGTTCCATCAGGGTAATATTTTCTTTCAATCAAAATTTCCATAAACGCTATTTAAAGAGGCCAAAAACAACCTTTAATAAACCATTAGATGGCATATAAAAAGCCGAGGTTATCTTCAACCCGAAATACACAACATTGAATACAATCAACCACCATACCCATTTAGGTATATGAGGCGTAGGTACCGGAAC